ATACCAATTGCCATAGGATAGTCTTTATCTCTTTTTCTTTTTCCACTAGGCCATCTATCACTTAATACAATATCAACTAAAAACTTCCATGCTACTTGGTGGTCTAAATTGGCTGGACTATCTAAATGCCTATGGTCTATCATAAAAATAATATATTTAGGTTTCCTAACTTTCATATCTTTAGCCCATTCTTTCCAATATATCGCTTCTCCCCCTATATCAGAACTTCTTATAGTATGCACATCTCCTTCTAGTTTTATTGTTTTTCTAGTAGGTCTATGTATTCCTACTGTCCTTTCTTGAATAGTTTGTACTTCTCCCCTTGTTCTCATTTGATGACTTAATGTAGTTTTACCAACCATTGTCGCACCATATACTCCAAAGTTAATTGCGCGTACTCTCTTCCAAAATGCAATACAGGCTTCCGTAACTACTACGGCAAACCCCGCTATCATTGACATATTATATCTCCCAAGAGTGCCATAAATTATCTAAAATCCAACCCATAACATTGATGTCAAAAACACCCATAATATTTCCTATAAAGAAACTAGATATAGTGGCACAAAGACCCCAAAACCAAAATCTAGCCTTGACAAAAAACATATCAGCAGAATGCGCTCTGCTCTGATTATACACATAATCGGATTCACTAAAACCCATTATGTCGCCAAATACCACTTAATCACCTCATTGTAATTCTGCTAAAAATTGGTTCGATACCGTATTTTCAGATTCATACGCAGATGTCAGGGGTACTGGTGTATTAAAGGTGGTTTGATACTGTTTCATAGTATCTGTTAACCTTTGTCTTTGTTGCTCATCACGCTTCTTTCGTTCCCAATAAGCCGCTATTCGTCTATCTAATAACCTAATTTCAATCTTATCATTTAGGGCTAAGTCAAACACTGCTTTAAGAACCATAATTCCACCTACTGTGATTAATCCAAACAAAACTGCGTGGGATAATTGAGTGTATGGGAAATTGCTACCATAGGAAGCATAGAAATAAACATTCGCTCCACTAACAGTACCAACGAATAAAATCGTCATTACTAGCCTAGTGTCATGATTCATTACTGCCATATTAAACACCTCAAGCAAATTCCACTGAAACATCAACTGTGGAAGAACCTGCTTCGATTACTTCCAAAAATAGTCCTGTATTACACAAAACTCCGTGCATATCATATTCATAATTATAATATCCATTAGTCGAATGTTTTATCATGGCTATTTTAGTACCCGAATTATCCGTACCGTCATACACATTGATAGTTGCGGCTGTTCCGCCGGTAATAAAAAGAGCAGCATGTATGCTAACTAACTTTGTTTTACCTGTTACAATTAATTTACTTGCGCCTAATACGCCGCTAGACCTACACCCAAATGCCATGCTATCACCTTCTGTTTTAGGGAGGCTACGCCTCTCTATTAACACTGCCGGTTAGAATCACACAAGAGAAGACTTAGAGGAAGCCTTAGCGGATTCCTTCTTAGTCATCTTTGGTAGTGAACGCTTTTTAGGTACTACTTTAGGTGGTAAAAGAGTATCAGTCAGCATTTTAGCCGATAGATTTTCTATACCTAAACCTATTGAAGCACTGTCTAATAGTTGACTATTAGCGTTTTCCAATTCTAAGCGGTCATCTTCAGAGAAAGTAAACAGATAGTTAGGGTCGCCAATGCAATTAATTGCAAAGACAACGCTAACTTCTGCTTCTTTTTCTCTTGTGATTAGTGAGTCAGGTGTTATGTTTAGCAGCCCAATTGTTGAATTAGGAGTTAACTTAACTTTAACCACCTAATCACCTCAAAGGTTGCCCCAAACTCGTAGTCTAACTGCACAGGCAGGGTCGCCATCATTAGCAACCGTAGCGTTTGTTCCATCTAATGCGGTAAACATTAGTGCTATGGTTGTTGTTGAAGCATAAGCCCCTGTTGCCGATGTAAGAATAGATGGAACATGAGCGTTTGCACCCTCACTACCACAAATTGTTGCACAATGGATTGTTTTTAATCCAAGTTCACCGGCTGTAATTACTGCCCCTGCTGCTAAATGCGAGGTAACATCAACTAAAGCATCAACAACATATTCGTCGCCAATTGCCTTTGGTCGAGTATTTCCTTTATGGTCGGCCAATAGAGTGACTGTATGTACTTGTGCCATACTAAATCACCTTACTGTCCGATTGCTTGGAAATAAACTACATCGCCGCTAACACAGTGTATTGCTACATTACCACTTGCTAGTGGTAAATCAGCGTTAACTACTGCTGCTGCTGCTTCTTCTGCACTACCCTTATGGGTAAATACGATAGAATCAACGCTTGAAAGCCCTGTTTCAATATTTCCGTCTGTACTGTCGGTAGTAGTTTGTCCACAAACTATTCTTCGATTTCCTTCTAAATTCATTTCTAAGTGTATTACTGTTGCAAATGCCATTTTTCATCTCTCCTTTATCTCACTGTATGTTAGTTATTTTACCTTGACCCTTGAAGAAAGAGCATCCTACTTCACCGATAGTACGGTACAATGCACGGTTTCCAAGTGTTCCTACACCGAATGGGTTTCCATTAGCGATTCCATCCTCAAAGTATTGAGTTGGTTTCATGACAGACAACCATAGATGGTCTGTGTCAAGGAATAATAGGTCAGATAGTTTAGTTGAAGCAAGTCCGGTTTGTGTCATGTCCTTTACAGGAATTAGCGGAATGTCGTAGTATGTTGCTACTCTAAATCCGACTTCTTGACCCTTTGTTCCACGAACACCGTTAACTGTTGGTACAATTTCTTTTCGGTCCATGAATCTTTCTTGGCTTTGCAATAGGTCTGCAATTGCTTGAATGGTATCATATCCAGTTAGAATAACCTTTGGTGAACCACCAGCAAGTCTCAAGTTGCGAACCATGTTATTTAGCAAAGTAAGAGTTAGTGACCTAACATCTGTTGCTGCATAAGAAGTACCCGCATCGACTTCTGAATCAAGGAATGAAGCACTATCACGGTTTGTACCGTAAATGTGACTTACATTTGTTGCAGTAGCACCATCTGTCATTAGAGAAGATTGTGCATCCAATAGGTCTATCTCAGCCTTTGAAGTAACTACCTTTAGCAAAGAAGTATAGTTGTTACCAATGTTAGGCAATAGTGTTGCTTCACCATAAAATTGTAGTGGCATAACAAGCATCTTGTTTTGTACTTCTGCATGGTGCTTACCCATATCTTCACGCATTTGCGCTCTAATATCTCCGATACCATCGTCAATTTGAGCCATTTCCATAGCCAACTCGCTGAAATCAAATTGATGAGCAACTACTTTAGGACTCATGTTCAATTGAGCATAAGTTGGTGCAATTGGCCCCAATCCATCTTGTGCGGTTGAAAGACCTGCATTTTCTGGTACACCACCAATTGCGTCTGCTCTTGGTGAATCTGAACCCAATTCTCCCAATGTAAGGGAAGTATCTGCTTTATCAACTGTAAAGAGATTACCAGAACCACCCGCAGGTCTGCTCTTTAGTACTCTCCATCCACTTGAAGTGTAAGGTCGCTTTGAAATCATAGACAATGCGTTAACTTCACGGTTTAGCATAGACCAAACCTTTTGTCCGTAAACTACATTGTATAGTGCTGATACATCAGAAACGGCTGAACCGCTAAATGACGGAGAACCGTCGTGTCCTGTGTGTATTCCACCAACCATACCTGCTTGCTTTAGCAAGGCATTACCGGCTGGAAGATTCATTCCATATGTTTGTGCTTCTAAATCTGCTATTGTGTTAATATATCCTGTCATGTTAATCACCTTATCTGTTGTTCACCATCTTGTGAATATCTGACCAATCCATTGATGAAATCTCATCAATACTTGGCATCTTAATTACTGACTCTTCTTGTGCTTTAATGATAGAATCCTTTTCAGCAGTAAGAGACTTGCGTAGGTCGCTAAACTCTTGCTTCATGGAAGCAATTTCAGCCTGTGCGTCATATTGAGACTTTGCTAGAACATTCTCACGGTTTGCCTTTTCAGACTCAAAGCGAGTTTCAAAAGACTTTCGTAGGTTATCGTATGCAAGTGATTCAAGTTGTTCTTGACGGAATGCTTCGTATGCCTTTTCAATGTTAGAATTAGAAAGGTTTAGAGTATCAAACTCTCCGTTGCTAAATGCCTTAACTACCGGCATATCAGTTGAAGTAGGCTTTCCGTTGTTAATTACTATACGGTCTGCTGGTTCTCCAATTTGATTACCTGCGCCATCAAGAGTACGAAGGTATGCTTTACCTTCTGTATCATCGTAAGCAGGGTGTGTTCCACCCATGTTCTCGGCTTCATCTGCCAATTCTTCTGAATCTGTCTCTTCATCTGCTAATTCCATGTTTTCATCAGAGTCAGAATCAGCATATTCAGCCTCTTCCATTTCCTCTTCGCCCTTAAGTCCTTCAACTTCTTTTAGAAGTATATCCAACTCATTTAATGCTTTCTCAAGTTTATCACTCATTTTTTCATCTCCTTTATCTCTTTTTAAAATATCAAACTTTGCTTCAGGGTTAATTCCTTTTTCGCAGATTGTTACCTCGTGGAGTTCTAATTTACTAATTTCGTTGTATTCGCCTAATTCACCGTGACTTTTCTTTACCTTTTGTAATGCTTGTCCACCGATACTAAAAGACCTTAATGTTCCTTTACGAATACCTCTTCCAACTTCTTTGGCTTTTTCAATATCATCTCTTAACTTTATTACTACAAAAAATCCTACATCATCAACTTCTG